GACTCACGGACAAGGTTGTCGTACTGACGATCCTGCTCGCGCTGCTCAGCCATCAGCTTCTCACGCTCTTGCTTCTGCTCCTCAGAAGTCAGGGTGCGGATTTTAGCCTCACGCACGTTGGTCTTCTCGTCCATCTCGTCGAGCTGGGTCATGATTTCCAGCTGACGCTTCTCGATTTGTGCTTTTGTCATTGTTGCCATGATAAAAACGTTTTTATAGGGTTAATAATTAAGTGATTCTATGTCGATTTCACGACGGCGGTGCTGGGCACGCAGACGCATAGCCTGCTGTTCACGGAAACGCTGCTCCTGCTCTTCCAGTTCGCGGGCTTCCTGCTCACGCTTTGCGGCTTCCTCAGCCTCCTTTTTCTTTGTCTCGTCATCATCCGAGCCACCGCCACCGCCGCACTCGCGCTCAGCCTGCTCCTGAGCCTCCTTTGCCTCCTGCTCCTTCTGCTGGGCTTCGGCCTCGGACTCTTCGGGCTGCTTGTCGGTGGCTTCCTGTTCGCGCTTGTGGGCATCAATCTGAGCGTCAATCTCACGCATGATCTCGTCGGCAAACTCGCGGGTCACTACCGATGTCTGACCGTAGGCGGGATGGGTGACAATGGCCACGTCGAAGAAGCCAGTAGCCTTGCGCACATGGCGCAGCCACACTTCCTTGCCGTCTGCACTGCGCTCGTTGGTGCGCTCGTAGGTCACGCTCTCCCTGTCGTTGGGGTTATCGTTGAATGCGAACGACATGCCGTCGATGTCGCCACGGCGCATCAGTTCCAGCGCGTCGTTGGCGTTGTTGGTGCGTGGGAGCGAACAGCGGCAGGCAATACCCGTCGCTTGCATGTCGAGGGCGAGGGTGTCACGTTCTGAGTTGCGGTAGCGTCCCAGAATGTCGGTTACCAAGTTGCTGTGATTCAGGTTCAGCACCACGTCCGACCGCTGAAGCAGTTCGGGACTGATGAAGCCTGCCTCCAGCACTTCATAGACCTCGCGGTCTTCCGACCACGGGGTGAGGTTGCATGAGCGGCAGCCATACACTATCGGCATACCGATGATGGTGCGGCTTTCCTGCTCACCTTCCTGTGGTTCTCGGACTTGCAGATTGCAAGCCTCGATAGGTACGAATCTTACTTGTTTCATATCGTCTATCTCGATTAAATGATGTTACTACTTATCCCGCATAACTGCGTTCAGGGTTTACCGCCGTGCGGACGCGCTGACGGCGACGGCTCTTTTCGACTTCGCGCTCCAGAGCGTCAATCTCTTCCTTCGTGGGGTTCGGGGTGTATGCCATAGTGCTGTGAAACTGCAAAGCAAAGTGATACGTTTATCCCTCCAGTTCGCCCGGCTGGTCATTGCCGCCGCCGCCCTGGTTGTCGTTGCCCTCGTTGGGGTCGTCTGTGGTGGTGCCGTTGTTCTCGCTCTCCTCGGCCTCCTTCTTCGTGGCCCATGCCAGCTTTGCACCGGCGATGGCAGCGGTGATTTCCTGCGACGGGCGGTAGGCCACGCGCTTGGTCAGTCCGTCCAGCGTCTGCTCATCCTCCGTCTCCGTCCAGTGCGAGCTGATGGCGGGGTAGAGTCGGCCTATCTGGTCGAGGTCAACGATCTTGCCGTTCTTCAGTGCGTCGCGCACGGCGTCGAGTGCCAGCCCGAAAGCCAGTGCCAGCTCCTTCGGGTGGAGCGTGGTGTTCGTGGCTGCCTGGGCGCAGATGTCATCAAACGTGGCAACGCCGTTGGCGATAGCGCGGCTGGCGTAGCCCATTACTTTCGTGCGAAGGTTCTTGTTGGCCACCTTCTTGACCTTCAGTGTCAGTTGTGCCATATCGTTACGTCAATTTTAATTTGTCCTTACGTCAATTTTTATTTCACGTTACGTTATACGGGGATTTTCGTGTCTGGGGTTTACCGAATCAGTTCACCCGTAGTTTTATGTATTCAATGCCGAACTTACGAGCGAATTCTTTGTTTATCCTATGGGCACGAGTGTACCCAAGCCTTCTGTTTTCGGCTGCTTTATCGCCTTTATAGGATTCGAGGAATTTATTATCTCGTTTGTTGACGACGCGAGATACTTTTTTCCATTCACTTGCCATTTTATCAGGATTGCCCCAACCTTGTGCTGGCCGTTTCATCGAATAGGTGTAGTTTCGGGTTACGGCTCGAAATTCTTTTGCGTCAAATCTCATGGCTCCTTCTATGTCACCACCTGATAAAGATTGACCAAATGGATTTGGAACTCCGTGCATTGGATGGCTATGTGTGACGATTTTGTCCTTGTAATCTGTACCAAGATAAACAGAACCAGATGCGCCACGGTCATTGTTGAAAACTATGTTTCCCTGTTCATCGTAAACGGTACCCATTTCATAGTCGTCGTTTTTACGAATCAGTGATTCTCTTTCAGTCAGAGCCTTTGCAAGTCCGGCTGACATTCCGCGCATTGAAGCGTCGCCCTGAAATCCTTTGGCACCGCCACCACCTCGGCTTCCTCCATGTCCTCTACCCATTGTTAGCCTCCTTTCCTTCCGAAACTGCAATAGAATGTTGTCTGAAATCTTCCACTCTCTCGCCCATCATCTGCTCCAGTTTCGGCAGGTCGTTCAGTTTGGGATTGAGAGCGGTCATGCTTATCTCTTGGTCGAAGAAAGCCACGGCCTCCTTCATCTTCTGGTGGCGTTGGTCTTTGTTCCTCACCTCGACAACGGGCGTGACATACACCAGCCCGTTCTCACGGCAGAACTGCTTGCACGGATCGCCACCGCCATAGCAGACAAACAGCAGCTCATTGTCGCCCGCTATCATCTTCGCCATCTCCAACTCGAAAGCCAAGTGCTCCACCTGGTACGAATAGCCACGGGTGCAAAACGAGTGATAGCCGGCAGGCACGCCCATCAGGTTCAGCTTGTAGAACTTCGGCGAACAGCACAAATCGACGAACACCCTCACGCCACGCTCTTGCATCGCACGGCCTATCCAACGCTTCTTGTATATCTGCTGCATACCGAAAGCAATGGGAGTCTCGTCGTACAGCGAGAAGTTAGGCTCCACAATGTTCTTCGGTTGCATGTACAGGATTTTTTCGGGGTGCTCATAGACGGTCGCAAAACGGTAGTCGTCGGTGTAGAAGCAGAGCGTGCCCTGCCCCTTCATTTGGAATGAGCGTCTTTGTTCACCAAACAACACAAACGGGATAGCGCAACTCTTTGGCTGCATGTCAGCCCTCAGTTGCGGAATCTCCAGCATATTGTCCGTCGGGAATAGCGAGTCCTCGACGTAGTATCGCTGCGGTATGTCTATTGCTCGGTTTGCCATAGTCGAAACTGCAATGAAAAACTATTGGTCTTCGCCCTCCTTTGGCGGTTCTTCCACGGTGTATGTGCCCGGCTTCAGCTGCTGGGCAGCGTCGCTCTTGGCGATGAGTGCTTTCAGCGTCATCAGGTTGGCACTTGCCATTGGCACGTCGCCATCCTCCACGGCTGGCATGTCGAAGTCGCGGCGGGCCTCGTTCACGGTGCAGAGTCCTGCCTGCATCTTCAGTTGTGCCACCTTTGCACGGCGTTCGGGGTCCATCACCATCAGCGGGTCTTCGCAGATGTGGATGTCGCGTGTGCCGTAGTCCTTCATGCCGATGAGCTTGCGGGCAATCTCCTTTTCGTTGCGGTTCTTCAGCGGCAATATGGTACGGGTGTGGAACTCCATCGTGGCGTTCTGATAGTCGTTGTAATGACTGTTGGTGTCGAGCATCAGCAGCGGACGCGGTACACCCCAATAGCGGGCCACGTCGTCGTAGGTGATGCCCAGTTGCTCCAGCATCTGCATGTCCTGTGCGGTCATGCTCAGGTTTTGGAACGACTCAAGACCGTGCATCGACACGATGTCGTGACCTGAGTAGAACTTCTTCTGCATCTCCTGGGCCGTCTTCTGCACCTCGCTCTGATTCAGCAGTCCGTAGGCGAGCGTGCCCACGCCCTGCTGCGGTTGCTTCTCGCTGATGATACCCTTGATGCGCCCGCCCTTTGCCGCCGTGTCGAGAGCCTGCGAGCGCAGGGTGCGGTTGAGCGTCAGAGCCTCGAAAGCATAGAGCAGCGTCGATTTGCCCCAGCCGTTCGGGTAGCGGAAGTTGTTCGGGAAATGCAGCACGTCGCTGGTCGGCACGTTCACCTCCGTCTTGTAGCCACGATCCGTTAGATACACAATGCTGGCATAGGTGGCGGTATTGATGTTGTAGCCACAACTCTTCACAAGCCACAGGTGCAGCGGGAACCCGAACTCGTCGCGCTCGATATAGACAAAGCCGTTGCCCGTCAGTGTGCGATTCAGCTCCACCAGGTTCCACAGGTCGGGAGCCGACATAATGGGGTTCGCTTCCTCCTGCAACAGATAGTTGATGCGCTTGCCCAGGCCGCGCATGTCCTGTACGAAGTTGCCGCCCTCGAAGTCCTTTTTGCGGTACTGCACCGGCATAACGCTCATGGTGTCGCCACGCAGCGTCACGGCACGATAGACCGCCGACACCGAGCAAGCCGCCTCGGGGGTTCGCGTCGCCACGATGCGCTCCATGTAGTCGCCACCCTCCACCTTCGGAGTTTCGGGCGGCATGGTCGATGAGGGCACTCCTGGTGTGGGAGTCGCCTCGCGTACCATCAGCGCATTTTCGGGCGTAGCCGCTTTGAAAAGATTACTGAAAAAACTCATATCTTATTCCTTTTTACTGTTCGTGCGTTTTGTGGTCTTGGGTTTACTCGGCGATTTCGGCGAATCAGGGGGACAGGTCGCGTGATTCTTCGCGGAAGAATCATGGACCTGTCCCCCTGATTCGCCCTCCCAAAGTGCGCGATGCTGATTCAGCCACTCTGCCTGCGCCTTCAGGCTGACGTTCTTATAGCTGCCACCACCCAGGTGTACCACCATCGGACGGATGTCAACGTTCAATCCTACGAGATTCGGCCTGTTTGCCAGCACGTCTTCAAGCAGAGACGCGCCTGTGTCGTACCAGTTCTTGGGATTGTCCTCGCCCTTGTGGAGCATCCACGAGCGGTCAGGATCAAAGTAGTGGACACCGTAGGCACGGAACTTCGGTACGTTGAAATAGCAGAGCATCGGAAGGATGCGACCACGCCCGAACTTGTTGCCGCGCTGCTCCTTCTGCACGTAGGCACAGAAGGAATACTTTTCATTCCACATCACGGCTGGGTTTTCCCGCAGCAGGATGTCGCTCTCCACAAGGATGAACCCGTCGGGCAGCAGTTCCCACAACTTCTCAACCGTCATCATGTGGCAGTCCGAGCCCCAGCCATTCACAGCCGCGTGAGGCTCGTGCTTGTCGGGGAATGCTTGCAGGGCCTTCTCGAAGTCAACCTGTTGTCCTTTCGTGTTGTCGATGACCTTCACGCTCTTCATCCGTCGGGTGAACGGGTGCGCCTCCAGTGTTCTTTCGGGCATGCACTCACCGGAGGGCCACGTCACGCTTCTCGAATTATCAAACACCACCACGGGCCAGTCGCAACCCTGCTTTCTGATTGACAGGATGCAAGCCTCGGTCAGTTCGGGCGTGTTGAAGTGGATGATTGCGATTGTTTGTTTTTTGCTCATAGTTCCTTTTTATTTATCGTTCACAATTAACTGCATCAGGAATTGCAGCGTGTTCTCCCGTCGGTTCGGGTTCCACGTCTCGGGGATGATCTGATACGTCTTGTCCTGATACTTGATACGGCTGCGCTCGTTGAACACGTTCGTCCACCTCATGCGCACTATCTTCACCGCATAGGCATCAAGGCTCCCGGCATTCATGGCCGACTTGCCGCGCTGATAATCGACATTGGCGTGAAGACAGCCTACCTCCTCCCACTCGATGCCTGCGCTGTCGAGACCGAACTTACCCTGCACCGCCTCCTTGCGGTTCATTGGCATGATGAGGTCATGAAGGAATCCAGATGAATACGCCATTTACTCCGTCGTTTCGGTTTTGGTGGGTTCGGGGAATAGTGCCTCGTAGGGTGTCCAGTCGATGCCGTCTTTCTCCAGCCAACCGTCTGCCACGCTCTGATGGATGTGGTTCACGGCGGCGGTATAGAAGTCGGTGGAGTCCTCCATCGTCTCGAAGGTGTGATAGACAGGTGTGCCGTCTTCCTGCTCGCCAAGCTTGAACGTCACGGGCAGCGTTGCGCCGTCAGTCTGCACGGCGAGGTCGTAGGCAGCCTTGAAATTGAATTGGTTTTCCTGCGAGAGCCACACGGGGTTGCCCTTCCACACCAGCCCGCTCAGTATCTTCTCGTCCGTGCGATGGTTGATGTCGCCCAGGATGGCCTGCTTCACGATGTCGAGTGAGATGGTGGCATTCTGTTTCTTCGACAGGTAGATTTCGTGCCACTCGTAGAGGTCGCCGTCCAGATGCTTCAGTCCGTAGCAGATGGTGATGCGTGTGCCTTCGTTGCGCATCGGCGCAAAGTCGGTCAGTGTTCCGTTTACTTTCATAATTCCAAACTTTTTATGATTACTTTACCCTTCGCCCGTTATGCTGCCAGGGGTTTACTCAGTCCGCCGGTCACGGGCTTTGGTCATCTCACGGTTGAAAATGCAGAAGCGCATGATGTCTTTCGTCATCAGCAGCCGTCGGCGTATCTTCACCGAGTCGGTGTGCTGGAAGATACCGAGATAGGAATTGACGGAGCGCACCACCCGCCACGGCTTCCTGAAATCGAGATGCGCCACCTTATGCTCTATGCGGCGCAGGGCATGATTGCTGATGTATGTGCGATAGGGCTTGATGTAGGAACCAAGAAACTCCACGCCTCTGTGTACCTCCTCGATGATGAGCTTGCCCATGTGCAACTCCACGCCGAGCCTTTCCCTGAGAAACCGCTGCACGTCGGGCACTATCCTCGTCAGCCACTCTCTGTCTGCAGATACCACGAAAGCATCGTCCACATATCGGCCATAGTAGCGACATTTCAACGTGCGCTTCATGAATTGGTCGAACTCATTGAGATAGACATTCGAGAACAGCTGACTCGTCAGGTTGCCGATGGGCAGTCCGAGGCCGTCCTTCAGATGCAGCATCGACTTGGCGGGGTCGAGTCCGTCCCAGTTCGACGGGTCGCCTACGATGATGCAGTTCCGTCGCGGGTCGAGCATGGCGATGATACGTGTCAGCCAACAGAGAAAGTCGAGGTCTTTGTCCTTGGCCTTGCGGTGTAGTGTCCGCAGTGCGATGTCGAGCAACCGCTTTCGGTCGATGTGCATGAAATAGCCGCGAATATCCAGGCGCATGACGTAGCAGGGCTGCTGCCAGTTCTGTGACTCCCGACGGCAGAAGTCGCGCAGACGGTTGACGCCGTAGTGGGTGCCGCGACCTCTGATGCACGAATAGGCATCGGCGATGAAGGTGCGCTCGTAGATGTCGTGTGTGTAGTTGAAATAGAGGTGATGCACGATGCGGTCACGGAACATAGCGGCAAATATCTCGCGCTTCTTGGGATAGTCGACGATGAAACATTTCGAAGGCTGTGGCTGGTAGGTGCGGTTGTAGAGGTCGTCGCACAACTGTTCCATATTCTCCTTCAGATTGCTCTCCCACTT